ACAAATTATAAATTTAAAAAACTATCATTTGCAGATAAACTTAAAGACAGTGTAGGCACAATGTTTGACTGGGATAGAGAATTACTAGATGGTAAAACAGATGAGAGTCGTGCATGGAGAGAAAAAGAAGATCCATACTGGAGTAAAGAATTAGGCAAAAGCATCACTCCAAGACTTGTTCTACAAAAATTTGGGACTGAATGTATGCGTGATGGATTTTATGATGGCATATGGGTCAGCCTAACAAAAAAGAAATTGCTGGATAATCCCAATACAAAATGGGTGATTCCAGATGTAAGATTTGAGAATGAAGCCAACATGATTAAAGAGGTTGGCGGAGAAGTATGGTGGGTGCAACGTGGACAACTACCTTTATGGTTTAGAATGTATCAAGATATAGGACAAAAACCAGAAGACATACACCCTTCAGAGTGGGCATGGGCAAACGTAAATTTTAACAAAGTGTTCACAAACAACACTACTATAGATGCTCTTAGAAATCAGGTACAAGGTCACCTTGCTTCCAAACTACCCCTTCAAGATGCAATACCCTTTGGCAATTAGCACACACAGTTTTTAGATTACTGTAAGAAACATTATTCAAGTTACCATCAATATGAAACACATCAAATTGGTGTTTGTATTTGCTTTTGTGTCCACATTTATCACAGGACTTTTTTGCTCTATACCCTGCTGACCACCACTTGGGCCACCCTTTTTTGCCTGCTTTTTGTTTTAAACATATACTGCACTTCTGTCTATAGAAAACTTTGCCTGCTTTGTGATAATTAATAGCACACGGCTTCTGCTTACAAATACTACATAAAGGTCTCATATAAACTATTTACCTAGCCTTTTTGAAGCCTTTTAATAGCACTAAAGAGCCAGTGATTTAGGATTTCTTTATAAATACAAGAGATATAAGGAATTAGGAGATTATAACATGGCATTAGTTTCACCAGGAGTTCAAGTAAGCGTAATAGACGAAAGTTTCTACACGCCAGCAGAACCGGGCACAGTCCCAATGATATTTGTTGCTTCGGCACAAGACAAAACAAACAGTTCAGGAACAGGTACCGCACAAGGTACATTAGCGGCAAACGCCGGCAAAGTGTTCTTGATGACTTCACAAAGAGAATTAGCAGAAACATTTGGAGATCCAGTATTCAAAACTGATGCAAATAATAATCCAATTCACGGTGGTGAAACAAATGAATACGGACTACAAGCGGCTTACTCATACTTAGGTGTTGCCAACAGAGCATTCGTTGTAAGAGCAGATGTTGACATGGGTCAACTAGAAGCAAGTGCAAGTGTACCATCAGCAAATCCTCCAGCAGGAACTTATTGGTTAGATTCATCTATTACAGCATGGGGTGTAATGGAATGGAATTCGGCTTCAAAAGTAAACGGTGGACAAGTATTCACAAGTAAAACTCCAATAGTTGTAACAAGTGCAACTGATGTAGATGGAAACAATGTTCCTAAAACATCAATTGGTCAAACAGGCGACTATGCGATAGCGGCTACAACAACTTCAAATGAATTATTTAGAAAAGATAATTCAGGTGCTTGGAGATTAGTAGGATCACAAGCATGGACAGGTTCTATACCAACAGCAACTGGTACAGTAACTTCACCAACAACAAACGGTGTTACAATGAACATTAACGGTTCACCAGTAACAGGTGGTCTTGATTTAGATGCAACAGTAACAGCAATTAACACTGCGGCTATTTCAGGAATAACAGCATCAAACATAGACAGTCAACTAGTATTGTTCGATGACAATACAAGTGGCAATAACGGAATTACAATAGTAGAAGGTTCAGGACTTGCGGCGGCAGTTGGTTTAAGCGTAACTGCAAAATACAACAATCCAGTTGTAGCAATTGATCCACACACAACAGTTCCACAATGGAAGGGTACTCCAGGAACAACAGCCACAGCACTTCCTACTAAATCAGTTTGGATTAAAACAACTGAACCAAATGGTGGTTCAAGATTTAGAATTAAAAAATTCAACGGTAGCACAAACCTTTGGGAAGAAATCAGTTCACCAGTGTACAAAACAGCAACATCGGCTTTATACAATTTAGATAGAGCAGGTGGTGGAGTTAACCTAGCAGTAGGTTCTTTATACGTAAATGCTGACAATGGTACTTCACCAGTTGATTACAAAATTTGGAGAAGAGAAAACGCAGGCACATCTAAAGTTACAGGTGCAATAATTACAGCCAGTGGCGTTGCTGACCAAGGTGCAAATTACAGTTTAACAATTTCTGAAACAAGAAAAGGTGTAAACACAGTTTCAACTGCAACAATCTCAGTGTTAGACGCTAACTTAACTCAAGCGGCGGCTGATGCAGATGTGATTGCAGGTGCAATTAACGGTGCTTCTGCTTTGAACAATGTTAAAGCAAGTGTTGACAGTTTAAACAGACTTGTAATTGAACACACAGAAGGTGGCGAAATTAACATCACAGACACAAACGGTTTATTAGCAGTAATAGGTTTTGATCCGGCTTCAACAGCAAACTTATACTATGAAGCAGGAACATCAGATGCAACTAGTCCTAAACAGTACACAATTTCAAATTGGAAAATGTTATCATACAGTGCGAGCGACAATGCAGTTACTTCATTGGCGAATGACGGACAGTTATGGTACTCATCTACAATTGATGAAGTAGATTTAATGGTACACAATGGTACAACTTGGAAAGGTTACAAACAAGTTTATGCGGCAACAGATGCAAAAGGTCCAACAATTTCTGCAACAGCACCAACTACACAACAAGATGGTACAAGCAGTTTAGTTGACAATGACATTTGGATCTCAACAGCAGACTTAGAAAACTATCCAAAAGTTTACAAATTTGACACAACTTTACCAGGCACAGATGGTGTTGGTGGCGGTTGGTCTCTTGTAGACAACACAGATCAAACAAGTGAAAACGGAATATTGTTTGCAGATGCAAGATACAATACATCAGGAGCAAACAGTAATGAAGCAGGAACTATTGAAGCACTATTATCAAGTGACTTCTTAGACTTTGATGCTCCAGATCCAGCATTGTATCCACAAGATATGCTATTATGGAACAACAGACGTTCAGGTTTCAACGTAAGAAAATTTGTTAGAAATTATGTTGATCAAACTGCTGACAACAAAAGAGCAGGTGATGAAGCAATGACTTCTTACTACACTCACAGATGGGTAACTGAATCTGCAAACCAGGCAGATGGTTCAGGTTCATTTGGAAGAAAAGCACAAAGACAAGTTGTTGTACAATCTTTACAAGCAATGGTTAACAGCAACCAAGACATTAGAGATGATGAATCAAGATTGTTTAATGTAATGGCAACTCCAGGTTATGCAGAACTAATTGGTGAAATGGTATCATTAAACTTCGACAGAGGCTTGAGTGCATTTGTTGTTGGAGATACTCCATTTAGATTAACACCAGATGCAACTTCAGTAAGTGATTACGTAAACAACGTAAATCAAGCATTAGAAGATAATGATCTAGGTTTAGTTACTAACGACGAATACTTGGGTGTGTTTTATCCATCAGGATTCACAAGTGACAACTTTGGTAGAAACATTGCAGTTCCACCAAGTCACATGATGTTGAGAACTATTGCATTGAGTGATCAAGTTTCTTTCCCATGGTTTGCACCAGCAGGTACAAGACGTGGTGGAATTACTAACGCAACATCAACAGGTTATGTTAACAGCGAAGGTGAATTTGTAGGAGTTTCATTAAATGAAGGTCAAAGAGATACACTTTACGCAGGAAACGTTAACCCAATCACTTTCATAACAGGTGCTGGTTTAGTAAACTACGGACAGAAAACAAGAGCGGCGGCGGCAAGTTCTTTAGACAGAATAAACGTTGCAAGACTTGTTATCTACCTAAGAAGTCAGTTAAACAAATTGGCAAGACCGTATGTGTTTGAACCAAATGACAAAACTACTAGAGATGAAATCAAGGCTCAAGCAGAAAGTTTAATGTTAGAATTAGTTGGTAACAGAGCAGTTTATGACTTCCTAGTTGTGTGTGACGAAACAAACAACACGCCTGCTAGAATAGATAGAAATGAGTTGTATCTAGACATAGCAATAGAACCAGTTAAGGCAGTGGAGTTCATTTACATTCCATTAAGACTTAAAAATACTGGTGAAATAGCAGGACTATAAGAAGGATAAATATATTAGGAGAAACAAATGAGTATATCTACACTATCAAAAATCACAGTACCTCTAGATAGCAATCAAAGTGCATCTAATCAAGGTCTTTTGATGCCGAAACTGCAATATCGTTTTAGAGTATCATTAGAAAACTTTGGAGTATCAACTCCAACAACTGAGTTAACAAAACAAGTGCAAGATGTAACAAGACCTAATCTATCATTTGAAAACACAACAATCGATGTTTACAACAGTAAAGTTTACCTAGCAGGTAAACATACTTGGGAACCAATCACACTTACATTAAGAGAAGATGTAAACAACAATGTACAAAAACTTGTTGGTGAGCAGTTACAAAAACAATTCGATTTCTTTGAACAATCAGCGGCGGCAAGTGGCGCTGACTACAAATTTGTTACTAGAATTGAAGTTACTGATGGTGCGAACGGTGCCAACACAGTAGGAATTTTAGAAACTTTTGAATTGTATGGTTGCTATGTAGAATCAGCAAACTATAATTCATTGGCTTACAATTCAAGTGAGCCAGTAACGGTTACATTGGCAATTAGATATGACAATGCAATCCAAACACCTCAAGGTACGGGAGTAGGTACAGCAGTTGGTAGAACAGTGAATACACTAATTACCGGCGGCGGTGCGTAATTTTCGTAAGCATTTATAAATTTAGAAAGGGGGCTAAGGCCCCTTTTTTATTCTGTGATCCACCATTTTTACAATACATAAATACAGTATATGGCAAATATTCTTACACCATTTTTAGATAACTTAAAAAGCGGAGTCCTAGAACCAAAAGGAAATCTAGGCGATTTTGCTCATGCGGCAAGATTGTATGTAGATGACAGTTTTAGATTAGCACCTAAATCAAAATTTCTTTTCCACGTTGTATTCAATATAAATCAAAATGTTTTAAACAGAATGATTACTGACAGTCCAGCACACCCTAACGGAGAAAGAATTTTCAAAACATTAAGCAACTTTAAAAACAAACATCAAAACGAATTGAATATGCTTGTTAAAAATGTTGACTTGCCACAGTATTCAGTAGAAACAGTTGTTGCTCAACAGTACAACAAGAAAAGAAAATTACACACAAAAATTTCATATGATCCTATCAAAATGGTTTTTCACGATGACAACTATGGTGTGTCTACAGCACTTTGGGAAATGTATTACAGATACTATTTCCGAGATGGATGGTATGGTTCTGATGAATCAGCAAAACGTTCGCCAGAAGCATTTACCAATACATCAGGCAGTGTAGATGCAAACGCAAGTCCGTTCAGTAGATCTCTTGCTTATAATTCACCACAGGATTTTAGAAAATTTAGATTTGGTTTAGACAATGACACACACGAAGCATTTTTTGACAGCATACAAATTTTTCATATGTCTAGAAAAAGATACACAATGTATCATCTTGTAAATCCAATTATAACTCAATGGCAACACGACACACTAAACAATGCAGACAGTGAACCAGCGGCTAACTCTATGGCAGTAGAATACGAAGCAGTATTTTACGGAAGAGGCGCAGTGTCAGAAGGAGTACCAAGAGGATTTGGAGAAGAACATTATGACAGAACGCCATCGCCTAATTCATTGGCAGGTGGAGGTACAACAAGTCTATTAGGTGTAGGTGGAGTTGCTAGTTTGTTTGGTGGTCAAGGTGGACCAAACACAGATATATCGGGTGGAGAAACAGGAAGAAGTGGAAGTTTATTAGGAACTGTTTTACGTGGAGCAAACGCAATACGTAATGCAAAAAATTTATCCAAAGCAGGATTGGCACAAGAAGGATTTAATATACTAAAAGGTGCTGTAGGCAGAATAGGTGGCACAGCAGATTCTAGTTACACACGAAGCGGTGGTTTAGGTGACACTGTAATAGCAAGAAGTTCAAGCAAATTTGGCAACACAGTTAAAGCATTAATAAGAAAGTAATACATGAGCAATTTACCAATAACACAAAGTGAAGATAAAGAAACAAGAAAATTTTTTGAACAGAGTAATTCTTCCGGATTAAGTTTTGCAACCAATGATGTCGATGCAATGGTAGG